CAGGACATTCCGGAAAGTCTCGCGTCCGCGCGCTGCCGCGCACGCCTGCCGCGTAGTCTGCCCATCTGAAAGGGAGAAAACTTTTATGAACGAATCTTCGAAAAAAACGGAGTTCCGGTAAAGCAAGGGCTTTCGTAGCCTTCGGTCCCACATGTTGGAATCGCTAGAACTTCGCGGTCTAGATGGAAAAACTTACACCGCTAAAGTTGAGGAGTACATGGATCTATGGTGCGCTTTTCAAATGGCGAAAGCCGATGTTGATGAAAATGGCGTGTATCTTTTTGATGACCGTGGCCGCCGGACAAAAAACGATAGCGCGGGGCTTATGAGTCAGCTTTCCCGTCAGATGCTGGCTATTTTTACAGCCTTGGGCTTCAAGGCGGAGGAAGGCATAAGCGTCTATGAGGACGACGATCTGTAATATTCCACCTGAAATTCTGGAATATCTCGAACTGGTTGAATCCGGCCCCTGGCGTGTCTGTGAAGAACAAAAAGCTCTTGCAAAGCTGATTCGTCATTCCTTTGAGACGGAAAACATTTATGTTGACACTGTCCAACTGGCCAATTATTTAAAATTGGAGAAATATTTTCCATTTCGTCTCTTTCCATGGGAAAAGTTCCTGGAAGCACTGTGGAACTGTACGTATTGGAAGGACAGCGGAATGCCTCGATGGCATACGGTATTCGCTCTTCTCGGTCGTGGCGGGGGCAAGGACGGCCTCATCTCTTTCGATTCCCTTGCCTCTATTTCCCCCTACTGTGAGGTTCCGCGCTACGATGTAGACATTTGCGCCAACTTGGAGGAACAGGCCACTCGTCCGGTAAAGGACGTGGTGGATGTTATGAAAACTCCTAGTCAAGAAAAAAAGCTTAAAAAGCATTTTTATTACACCACTCAGATCGTACAAGGGCGCAAAAACAAGGGTTCCATTCGTGGCCGCACCAATAACCCCAAAAGCAGGGACGGCATGCGAACGGGCAAAGCAATCTTCAATGAACTTCATCAGTATCAGGACTACGCAAATATTACAGTTTTCCGAACAAGTCAGGGGAAAACGGATCACCCACGCACGGGCTATTTTAGTTCCAACGGCAATGTTTCCGATGGCCCCCTGGATGACCTCATTGCCCGAGGCCGCCGTATTCTCTTCGAAGGAGAGCCGGATCGAGGCTTTCTTCCCTTTATCTGCTGCCTGAAAAACAAAGAGCAGGTAAAAGACCCTGAAAACTGGTACATGGCAAATCCTTCTCTTCAGTACCTGCCACACCTTCTCCGTACGATCGAGGCGGAATACCAAGATTGGCTTGAGAATCCGGAGGCAAACCCAGATTTTCTTACCAAACGCATGGGGATTCGATCCCAGGCGGCGGAAATCGCTGTCACAGATTACGATAAAATCCTGGCTACGAACCGTGAATTGCCGGATCTTCGGGGCTGGTCTTGTACTGTTGGGGTGGACTACGCAGAACTCAGCGACTGGGCGGCGGTGAATCTCCATTTTCGGAGAGGTGACGACCGTTTTGATATCAATCATGCCTGGCTTTGTATCCAGTCTAAAACTCTTTTCCGTGTCCGGGCCCCCTGGAGAGACTGGGCGGAGAAGGGCGACCTGACGGTTGTGGACGACGTGAGCATCCATCCGGATCTGCTGGCCGCGTGGGTCCAGAAGCAGATGCTTCTCTACTGTGTCCTCGGAATGGCCATAGACCATTTTCGCTGGACAATGGTCTCTGAAAGCTTTAAGAGACTTGGTTTTGATCCAAAAGAGCAAAAAAATGTAAAGTTTGTCCGACCAAGCGACATTATGATTGTCGATCCGGTCATTCAGGAATGTTTTAATCGGGGATTGTTTTCTTGGGGAAACGTTCCCCACCTCCGCTGGGCGGTGAATAACACAAAAAGAATTCGCTCCAGTCGGGCCGTTGGATCGGAAACAGGGAATTTCTACTACGCGAAAATCGAGGCCAAGAGCCGAAAAACGGACCCTTTCATGGCGCTGGCCGCCAGCATGGTCATTGAGCCCCTGCTCGGCGCCGGCGGCGGAGCTCGGCCAAAGCCACCGCCGGCAATCGCAATTTAAAAAATAAAAAGCGAGGTGACGCGATGGGTTTTTCGTTCAAACGGTGGATTCAAAACGCGGTAGGCCGTTCTGAAATTGTAGATGTAGACTGCAACGCTTTTTTTGATGCGGCGGAGGAATATCGCGTGCGAGAACTGGCCTTTTGGTGCTGCGTGAATATGGTCGCGTCATCGTTGGGCCGTTGCGATTTTCGGACCTATGAACAGGGGCGGGAGATCCAAGGCCGGCTGCATTACTGTTGGAACGTGCAGCCCAACATAAACCAAAATTCTACGGCATTTTTTCACAAGCTGGCCGCAAAGCTCTACCAAGAAAACGAGGCTTTAATCGTCCCCGTTCCAAACGAGCCTCTTTTCCTTCAGGAAGATGAAACTCCTAATTATTTCGTTGCGGACAACTGGGACACTGTGATTCCGGATTCCAACGGTTTCCCGGATATGCGCAATCTCTATCAAGGTATTACGGTGGGGGATGTATCCTACCGAAAGGTGCTCCCGGAGGAAAAAGTTTTTCACTTGACCCTTAACCATTGCAACATTCAACCCGTAATCAAAGGCATTTATGAGGCCTACGTCAAGCTGGTTACGGCGGCGGTAAATAACTACACCTGGACCAATGGCCAGCATTGGAAGGTTCATGTCAAACAGGTTGCCAGCGGGCAAGAGAAGTGGGACGAGATTTTTCAGAAGATGCTGGAATCTCAAATCCGGCCTTTTTTGACCAATGGTTCCGCTATTTTGCCGGAGTTGGACGGGTACGAATATGAAAACGTGGGGAAACCCACGGACGCAGCCCGAGACGCCAGTCATATCCGCTCTATTTTCAATGACATTTTTGATTTCACAGCCAATGCTTTCCTTATTCCGCCGGTATTGCTCCGCGGCCAAGTGGAAGGCACAGCAGACGCGGTAAAGCGTTTTCTGACCAACTGTGTTGACCCTCTTGCGGACCAGATCGGGGAGGAGTTTACCAGGAAGATCTACGGTTTTTCGGGTTGGAAACGGGGGAACCGGATTCGAGTGGATTCCAGTGCCATCCAGCACTTTAATCTCTTTGAAAACGCTGCCAGCGTGGAGAAGCTGATTGGCTCCGGCTTCAGCTACAACGACGTGCAGCGCGCCGCCGGCGCTCCGGAGATTGACGAGCCTTGGGCAGATCAGCATTTCTTGACCAAGAACTTTGCCAAAGCGGAGGATGTTTTAAACGGGACCACGGAAGGAGAGAACGGTACATGATTCCAAAATATTTTGCAGTGCAGCAGTCCAACCGAGAGGCAGATATCTATATCTTTGGCGATATTGTGGCTGACCGCTGGGATGAAACGGATACCTCCGCTTTTAGTTTGAAAGAAGCCATCAAAGACCTGGATGTGGATGTGATTAACGTCTATATTGACAGCTACGGGGGCTATGTTTCGGAAGGATGGGCCATTTATAACGAGCTTCGCCGCCATCCCGCCAAGGTGCGGACCTTTGGAACCGGTTTTGTTGCCTCTGCCGCCCTTTATCCGTTCATGGCGGGGGATGAGCGGTATGCCATGGAACCGTCGGCCTATTTTTTCCATCAGATGCTCTCCGCCGGATACGGAAATGCGGATGAGCTCCGTAAGACGGCGGCAGAATTGGAGAAGCTGAACGAAATCGGCCGCGCTGCTTTTACCGACAACACCCGTCTGACTTCTGAAGACGTTCAAGAGCTTGAGAAAAACGAGACGTGGCTCTCTCCGCAAGAGGCCTTGAATGTTGGCATCGCCACGGCAGTGCTGAAAAACACCCCTTCTACATTCCCTTCGCAAAGCGTCAAGACTCTAATTATCCAAAAAGCGCTGGGAACTCCTGTTCTGGAGCCAACTCCCGCCTCGTTTGCGGAGCCTGCTCCGGCTTTGGATCCCGAACCGGAGCCCCAAAATAAATTCCAATCCGCTGGCATTATGCAGCTGTTGGGCAATGCCCTTTTCCGCGAATAAGCCGATAAACCCAAACAAAAATGAGAGTGAGGAACAACAAATGAAAGGTAGCTTAATGCAGCGCACCGAAGCCTTGGACCAAATCCGCCAAAAGTATTTTGCCGCCAAGGCCGCCGGAGATGAAGAAAAGCAGTTTGAAGCCATGGAGGAAATGCTTCAGTTGTTTGCCGATTCCGTGCGGCAGGAACACGAAGCGCTGAGTCAGGAACAAGACGTTCATATTCTGGCCTCCCGAGGTATTCGTCAGCTTACTGGAGCGGAAAGGGAGTATTACCAAAAGCTGGGGGAGGCTATGAACAGCAAGGATCCCCGGCAAGCAATCAATGACCTGGACGTTGTTATGCCGGAAACGGTGTTCGACGACATCTTTCAAAACCTGACCCGCGATCACCCTCTTCTGGAAGCCATTAACTTCACAAACACAAAAGGCGCCATCAGCATGATGATGAATACCAACGGATATCAGCGGGCGGCTTGGGGGAAGCTGTGCGACAAAATTATTCAGGAGCTGACCTCCGGCTTCAAAGAGATTGACACCGGCCTTTTGAAGCTCTCCGCTTTCCTGCCTATTTGCAAGGCCATGCTGGAGCTTGGTCCCGAGTGGCTGGACCGATATATCCGGCAGATTCTGGCGGAGGCTTTAGCCAACGGCATGGAGTATGGCATTGTTTCCGGCAGCGGTAAGGATGAGCCTATCGGAATGAACCGTCAGGTAGGGGAGAACGTGACTATTACCGGCGGAGTCTATCCGGAAAAAATCCCCGTGAAACTGACGGATCTCTCTCCGTCCACCATGGGGAATCTGGTATCCATCATGGCTGCGGATCCAAACGGAAATCCCCGTGTTGTCAACGGCCTGATTCTGATTGTCAATCCCCAAGACTATTTCCAAAAGGTTATGCCGGCAACTACATTGCAGGCCCCGGACGGCACCTATCGAAATGATGTGCTGCCCTATCCTGTAAAAATTATTCAGTCTCCCGCCAAGCCTCGTGGCCGGGCAACCCTTGGCATTGGACGTCTGTACTGGGCTTTTGTTGGAATGAACCGAAAGGGCCGTATTGAGTTCAGCGATGAGTACCGTTTCCTGGAAGATGAGCGGGTTTACCTCATCAAAACCTATGCCAACGGAATGCCCGCAGACAATAACGCTTTTATGGAGCTGGACATCTCCGGGTTGAAGCCCGCTACATGGAAAGTGACTATGGCGGAGGAAGCCGCTCCCTCTACGGACGCGGTGCTGGCGGATCTTCGCGTCGGCGCACTCTCTCTGTCTCCCGCTTTTTCCGGTGAAACCACCTCCTATACCGCTTCCACCACCAACGCGACCAATACCATTACCGCCATCCCTGATAACGCGGCGGCCTCTGTAAAGGTGGAGGTTAACGGCACTGAGATTGATAACGGCACGGCGGCCAGCTGGACAAACGGGGAGAATACCGTGAAGGTTACCGTTACTGCCGAGGACGGTCAAACGACCAAGCCCTACACCATTTCCGTTACGAAATCCGCCACGTGAGGCCACAGTGGGAGCCTTTGCCGGACGGACTTCTCGATGATGTGAAAGCTTACTGTGACGTCACCTGGCAGGACGAGGCCACAGATCGGAAGTACATTGGCTATATTCACTCCGGCATTTATTATTTGAACGACAAAGCGGGAAAACCCATAGACTACAGCTGGCCGGGAATCGGACGAACCCTTCTGATGGACTACGTCCGCTATGCCCGGGATGGAGCTCTGGATGTTTTCGAGCAGAACTATCTGTCTCAGATTTTATCCATGCAAAATAATCGAAAGGTGATGGACTATGCGTCAAGCACCCTTTCGCCCGGGGAATGAGATTTCTCAGGCCTTCAACGACGGCGTCGTATCTATTTACCAGGTGACTAACGGAGGAGAACCCGGATATGCCCCCATTCCATGTTTGACTCTGCGGGTTAAGCTCCATTTTGAAGAACAGAAGCTGGGCTTGATTCGCTACTACTCCGCCAAGCAAGATCATGTCAGGGTGGAGCGGGTTCTCCGGGTTCCCAGCCGGCGGGAAATTTCTCCTCAGGATGTGGCCGTTACCCACGATGGGCGGCAGTACCGGATTGAACTGGTTCAGATGGCCAAAGGAGTATATCCGCCATCCTTGGACTTGACTCTTAGCACGGTAGAGCAGATTTATGATCTTCCGGAGGAGGCCCCCCATGAGGTGGTTTGAACGAATTATCGCAGCCCATCTGGCCGTGACCGATCAGGTAAGTCACATGAAGCGCCTCAAATCGGACCGATACTTCGTTTGGCAGGAAGATGGCGCCAAAGATCTTTCGGCCAACAACACCCATTCAGAACAGGCTGTCACCGGCGTGACAGATCTCTTCACCAAGCAAGAGTTTGACCCCTGGGCGGAGGCTCTGGGAAAGTCCCTGAGCCTCCACGGCATCGCGTGGAAATTGGTGTCCGTGGAATACGAAGATACCACGGGTTTTACGCATTATTCCTGGGACTGGGAGGTGCCCAATGGCTAAGATCACATTTACCGGCGTCGAGGGCACTATGGCCCGGCTGAATGCCCTGGAGGTCTCTCTCAAAGACCAGGTCATCGGAAAAATGGTCTACAATGGCGCGAGTATCGTGGCCGACGCCGTGCGGGATGAGATTGAGCGCCTTCCCACGTCTCAACACAAGGGGAAACGTTGGTTTGGGCGCCCTGGCCACTTGGCCAGGGGCCCTAGTGAGGAACAGAAAAAGGGGCTTCTGGCGAGCCTGGGCGTGTCCCCCATGCGAGATGACAATGGCTTTTTGAATGTGTCCATTGGTTTCGACGGTTATAACCAAGTGAGAACCCGCCGGTGGCCAAACGGTGAGCCGAACCAGATGGTCGCCCGCTCCGTGGCCAGGGGAACGTCCTTTATGGAGGCCAATCCCTTTTTCAAAGCCTCCGTGGAAAAGACCAGGACCAAAGCCAAACGGGCCATGAAGGAAACGGCGGAAAAAGTATTGAAAAACGCCTGGAATTCCGGGCCCAAAATCATAGATAAGTTTTTTGAATTAACTTAAATCAAATGGAAGGGTGACTACATATGGCCGGAATCGGCATGTATGGCGTCTTTTGCGCCAAATGCAAAAAAGAAAACGGCATTACGACAGGCTATACGGGCGGAATTCAGCAGCCTGGCCTTGCGATTGCCGCGACCTTTTCTCCCACTACGCCATCGGATAACCCGCTTTACGCCAACAACCGAATTGCGGAAAATGACACGTCCAGCGGATCGGGCGGGACTCTGAATATGACTATGGACCGCCTGACCCGGGAAGCCGCGGCCGCCCTCTTTGGAATGACGCTGGAGACGGTCAGCGTCAGCGTGGGGGACAAGACGGTGGAGGGGACGGCGCTGCGGCGCTTCGGAACCGAGCAATCCGCGCCGGTAGGGGTGGCTTACATCAAGTCGCACCAGATTGACAACAACCGGGACCACCACGAAGTTGTTTTTTATCGCTCTGTTACCTTCCCTATTCCAGAAGACGTCGCGAATACCATGGAAAAAGCCATTGAGTGGCAGCAGGTCACGCTGGAAGGAACGGTGGACGGTTTGGAGGGCGATGGAACTGCACCCTGGTTTGAGTCTGTGGAATTCCCTTCGCAGGACGCAGCGTTGGAGTATATTTACTCCAAATTTAAGGAGCCCGGTTCGGAGGTGACCATCTGATATGGCCCGTGTGGAATATTTGACCCTGGCCGGGAAAAAGTACCCGATGGCCTTTACCATGAGCGCCATTGAGCGAGTGGAGGAAGAGTTCGGGAGCGTGGAAAACATGTCCGAAGCGCTTCAGTACAGCGAAGAGACCGGATTCTCCCCCCTGATCCAGTCCATTGAAACAGTGTTTTCCATTCTTTTGGACGCAGCGAAAGCACATGCCGCCTGCCTGGGAGAGGAAATTCCGCCGGATCTGCCGTGCAGAATCGCGGATTTTATGAGCATCGCGGATGCCCAGGCGCTGATCGGCGAGGTGATTCAAAATGGTTCCAGGCGGGAAGTGGAGGCGGCTCCCTCAAAAAAGGAGGAGGCCACGGCGGAGGACCCGGCGGAAGCCGTCCGTGGCTCTGCTTTGCCGCAACCCAGGCCGGATTGACCAACTTCGAGGCCCATGCTCTTCCCGTTGGGGAGGTTCTGGACCGAATAGCCGTGTGGCAGATTGTCTGCTGCGGGGCAAAGGAGGTGTACCGTCCCCCCGGCTCCTTGGCGGAGCAAATGGCAGCGCTCAGTTTGCGGCCTTGATAAAAACCGCGCCAATTTCTTCTGAGAAGGGGGTAGGCACGTGGCAACCGATATCGGGGTCCGTCTGGGCGTAGACGGTGAAAAGGCCTTCCGGGCCAGCATCAATGCGATTAACGCGAATATCAAGGCCATGGGAGCTGAGCTGAATGCAGTGACCGCCCAGTTTGTCAAAAACGCAAAGAGCGAAGAGGCCTTAGTCGCGAAAAATGAGGTCCTGGCCAAGTCGATTGCCGCTACCAAGGATAAGATCAGCGTTCTTGACAAGCAGCTGGAGCGCCAAACGGACAAGCTCCGGATGTTGGGAGACGCTCTGGATGATGTGGTTAAGGCCCACGGCAGGGAATCCCAAGAGGCGTTGAATGCGCAGAACGCCTACAACACCCAGGCCAAGGCCGTGGCGAAGCTTCAGGAGCAGCTCAGCGGCGCGAAAGCGGAGCTGGCTGGGATGGAGAACGCCGTCCGGGACAACCAGGACGCCATCGATGGCCTGGGCCGGGAGGTTGAGGATGCAGGGGAGGCCCTGGAGGAGGCAGGGAAGAACGCCATTTCATTTGGGGACATACTGAAAGCCAATATCATTTCCGATTTTGTGGTGGATGGAATCCGGCACATTACCGACGGACTGAAAGATTTTGGCCGTTTTTCTCTGGAATCCGGGATGAACTTTGAGGCTCAAATGAGCCGTGTGCAAGCCATCTCCGGCGCCACCGCCGAGGACGCGGGACGTTTGGCCGACAAGGCCAAAGAAATGGGCGAAAGTACGGTTTTCTCCGCTACGGAGTCCGCCCAAGCCCTGGAGTACATGGCCATGGCGGGCTGGAAAACCGACGACATGCTGGAGGGCCTGGCGGGCATCATGAATCTGGCGGCGGCTTCCGGGGAGGACCTGGCGGCCACGTCGGACATTGTGACGGATGCGCTGACGGCCTTCGGCCTGACGGCGGCGGACAGCACCCATTTTGCCGATGTGCTGGCGGTGGCCTCCAGCAATGCCAACACCAATGTGGGCATGATGGGGGAGACGTTTAAATACGTGGCTCCCGTAGCAGGGGCATTGGGATACAATGTTGAAGATGTTGCTCTAGCTGTTGGCCTTATGGCGAATAATGGAATTAAAGCCAGTCAAGCTGGAACATCTTTACGTGGCGCTCTCACGCACCTTGCAAAGCCTACAGAAAATGTCTGGATTGCTTTATCTGATTTGGGACTAGCGCTTTCGGATACAACTGATGATTTTGAGGGTGTCACCAATAATTTAGGAGAATATAATGCGGTTCTTTATAACAGTGACGGAACAGCAAAATCATTCTCCGCTACCATTTCTGCTCTGCGAGATGCCTTTTCTGAACTGAGCGAAGGAGAAAAAACCTATTATGCTTCAACCCTATTCGGAACTGAAGCAATGTCGGGAATGTTAGGCATTTTAAATGCATCTGACGATGAAGTCCAAAAGCTGACGGACGCCATTTACAATGCGGACGGTGCCGCCCAGGAAATGGCGGAGACCATGACGGATAATCTCTCAGGTTCTCTGACTTTGATGCAATCTGCGGCGGAGGGAATTGGAATTGCCATTTATGAAAAAGTTCAAGAACCCCTGAACAATTTCGCGGCGGATATCAATAATAATGTTCTTCCTTCTATCAAAAATATGATTACAGGAGAAGGAACCATACAGGACGTTGGCCGAGCCATCGGAGACTTTATCAGCAAAATCCCAGAAGAATTTGAAAAGGCGTTTCCATATTTTGAGCAGGCATTCCGAAAAATGATTTTGGACCTTTCAGAAGGCATTAAGCGAGAATTTCCAAACGTGATATCCTCTGCACTTGACGGATTAGCGAATATTGCTGAATCCATTCGAGAAAACGCTGGAGTTATGGTGGACAGTGGCATCGCAATTGTGACCTCCTTGGCGCAGGGTTTGGCAGACAGCTTTCCCTCTATTATCGAGAAACTGCCTGGAATTATTAGCGATATTGCAGGTGTAATCAATGACAACGCTTCGAAGATCCTGGCAGCAGGTGTCAATATTGTTGTAACCCTTGGAAAGGGCTTGATTCAGGCAATCCCAACCTTAATTTCAAATATTCCTGTTATTACCCGGGCTATTTGGGACACCATTTCCGCTTTTAATTGGCTAAATCTCGGAAAAAATATCATTACAGCATTAGGAAACGGCGTAAAAAATATGGCTGGCTTTGCAAAAACGAGTGCTGGGCAGATCAAGGAAACAATTAAATCTAAAATATCCGAGCTTCCGTCTGAGCTTTTTCAGATCGGAAAAAATATGATTCAAAAACTGTGGGACGGAATTACCAGTATGGGCAGCTGGCTCAAACAAAAATTAGGTGGGTTTATTTCAAACGCTATCAATTCTGTTACCGGTAATTTCTCTAAATCTACTTCGAATTCTGGCAGCGGGGCGAGGCGAAGTTCTGCGGCGGCTCCGGCGGCAATGGCGGTTTGGGAGCCGGAGGCCGAGCCAAATCCTGCCCCCTTCCGGGTGGCGCGGTTTGGCGGTGGGGGGCTTATTCCCCAGACGTTGACGCGCTCCCTCTCTGAGACGGAGGCAGAGGTTCGGACTGCGACTACCCTTCGCCGGGTGCAGCGGGACATGACGGACACCGGGGCCAGCGTGGCGGCTTACTACACCGCTCCGGAGCGGCGCAGCGGGGGGGATTCTTCGTCGGAAAATACCTGGAACGGTATGGATTACCGAACTGTGGTTTCTGCGCTCCAGGAGGCTATGGAGAAGATGAATATCAATCTGGACGGGCGGACGGTTGGCCGCATGACCGCCAAGCAGCAAAACAACATGGGCCGGGCCTTTGGAACGGTCTGAGAAAGGACGTGCGCCATGGAGGCGAAGCTTATCATCAACGGCGTAGACTTCGCCCCCTGGTGCAAATCCGGCGGTATCCAACAGCAGTACGCCATTCGGCGGAGCCGGGAGGTCGTGGCCACGGACGGAACGGTTTACCGGCGGGAGATCAAAAAACGGCATGTCTCCGTCTCTCTTATGGAAATCCGGGACGCCACCCTCCGGCGCCTGTCTGCCGCCCTGAAAAGCCCCGCCACGGTGACCTACACGGATTTGGAATACGGGAATCTGACTAAGACTTTCGTAGTCTCCGCTTTGCAGGCGACAGAAAAGACCGTTCTAGGCGGGAACACCTACTGGAGCGGCATCAGTTTTACCATGGAAGAACGATAGGGAGGGGGAGAGCTATGCTGACAGCGCCGGCCAACTGGGAGCGCCTCTGGACCGATGAGGCGGAGATGGAGCTTCGGGCGGTTATCGGAGGGATTAGCTACAACCAGATTGTGTCTTGCAAGGTCTACCCGGCGGCTTTTGACAGCCTGGCTATCGGGCAGGCGGTGTCGGCGGAGTTGTCTCTCTCCTTCGTTCCTCTGGGGCCCGTACCAAAGGCGGCGGAGATCAAGCTTTCTGTCCGGCTGACGGACGGAAGTACCTCCACGGCCTGGGTGCCCCAGGGTACGTTCTACACCGACATTCGGGAAACGGACCGGGAGCTGGACGTGCTAAGCGTGACGGCCTTTGACCGGATGATGTTTGCGGAGGAGCTTTATTTCTCTTCCGGCGTCATTTCCGGTGTTTGGCCCCGGTTCGCCCCGGCCGTGGTGCAGGACATCTGCAAACGGCTGGGAATCAGCTTGGACAGCCGGTCCGTGATCGACAGTGCCCTGAAGGTGCCCGCTCCAGTGGACCTCACCATGAGGGACGTCCTTCGGGAGATTGCCGCCGCTCACGGGGGGAACTTTATCATTACGCCGGAAAACAAGCTCCGGCTTTTGGTGCTGGAGGATCTTCCGGACCTGACCCTTCTCGGAGATGAGTTCGGGAACTTTGTGGCGGATGAGTTTGGGAACCGGGTCTTGATTATTGAGGGCGATTTCATGGACATGCCCTGTGAAGACGCCCGGGCGCTGGGAGACCGGGTGACGGTTTCCAAGGTGGTTTTGACCCTGGACGATGAGCACGCCTATACCGCCGGAGACGAAAGCGGCTATACCTTGACGGCCCAGTGCCTTTGCGCCGACCAGGCGGCGGCAGATCGGGCCCTGGCCCGTGTGCAAGGCGTGCGGTACGACCCCGCGGAGGTGACTGGGGCCGTTTTCAACCCCTTGCTGGAGCTGGGGGACGCGCTGTACAGCGGAGGAAATCTCTTCCGGGTGTATCGAATGGAAGTGGACTACGACGTTCTCTTTGTGGCGGACCTATCCGCGCCCATTGACGGGGACGTGGAGCACGAAATCCCTTATCAGACCTCCACCGAACGTCTGGTAAACTGGAAGGCCGCCCAGACCAGGGCCTATATCGATATGGGACTCGAGGATCTGGAGCTGGGAGTCAGAAACGAGATCAACGGCATGTCCGCCTCCATCCACATCGAGCTGAACAGCATCACCAGCCGGGTGCAGGGGGCGGAGGGGAACATCTCCACCCTGACCCAGACTGCAAACTCCATCACCTCCGAAATCAGCTACATGGACCGGGATATCTCCCGGATTTCCCAGAAGGTGGACAACATCCGCCTGGAGGTCTCCAATGGGGAGTCTTCCTCCTGGATTGATCTGACGGTGGATGGGGTGGAGGTCTCTTCCCAGAAAATCCAGTTTACCGGGGATGTGGTGTTTGCCAACGATCTGTTTGACGGGACTACTACGATTTCCGGAGACTGCATCCGGACCGGGGAGATCAGCTCCGATTACATACACTTGGGCGGGCAGCTGACCGTCTACCAGCGTCCCAACAGCAGCCTGTTTGGTGGGTACCTGGGCTATGTCAACGGCGTGGACGCGGATGGAACGCCTACCTCCGGAATTGGAATGGCTTATGGGCAGTACAATGGCCAGGTAATGTGCACCAACGCGGGTGCCCGGTTAAACTATGGCTCGGATACCTCCGTGACCTGTACCTACGGGCGTGTGTCTCTTCGGGGCCCGGAAATCGTGGTCAACGGCACCCTCAAAAGTGCTGACGGCACCATCATTACCTCCGACCGGACGCGGAAAGAAGACATTTTCCCGGACGTGGACCGCTACCTGGGCCTGTTCGACCGGCTGCGGCCCGTCAGCTTCCGCTTGAAGGACCGGAAGCGGCGTCACCTGGGCTTCATCGCTCAGGATGTGGAGATGGCCATGGAGGAGGTGGGGATCCGGAGCCAGGACTTCGCCGCCCTGGCGGTGGACTCGGAGAGTGGTTATGGTCTTCGCTATGAGGAATTCATTCCTCTTCTGGTTGCGAAAATTCAACTCCTGGACGCACAAATAAAGGAGATTTTATCATGGAAGATATGAAAAAACGGCTGGAGAACTTAAAGGAGACCCTCACAAAGGCTTATGTGCTCACCGGGGGTATCCCGGTGAAGGGCGAATCTCTGGACGCGATGGCCATGGCCCGCCAATCCATCCGGGAGGCGTTTCACCTGGCGAAAAGCTGGCTGGCGGAATTGGACGAGCAAGCGGAGGGAAGCGACCATGGCTGATTCGTTAAAGCAGATTAAAGAGTTCCCGCAGAAGCCGGATTTTGGAGACGAAGACCTGCTCCTGATCCAGGGCGCGGGCACCACCTACCATGTCAAGGGAACGGCGGTGAAGCGATACTCGGAAGACGCAGCGAAGCCCCAGGTGGAGCTGGCGAAGAAAGAGGCGGAAGCGGCCGCGGCGGCGGCGGACCGGGCGGAGACCGCGATTCAGCGCCCGGCCATCCCGGACCCCGTGACGGGGAACTGGAAGGTATGGGACCAGGAGAAGGGCGGCTATGTCCTTACGGACATTCGGGCGGAAGGCCAGGACTTTGAGATTAAGGGCTATTACCCGACGCTGGATGCCCTGGAGGTGGCGGTGCCGGAGCCGGGGAAAGGTTATGCCTACGGCGTGGGAACGGAGCCGCCCTATGATATTTACGTGTGGGACACCGTCAGCGGGGATTGGATAAACAACGGGCCCATGACGGCTTCCGGAGACATGCTGAAGAGCATGTATGACCCGCAGCGCAAGAACCAGGACATCTTTGCCTATGCCGACGCGGCCCACGTGGGCCGGTCCATGGCGGGGCAGACGGTGGAGCCCACCCAGGGCACCACCGTGACGGCTGGAGAAGGGGCGGAGATTTTCAATGATTACCGGGCCCGCACTTACGGTACCGACGAAGGAAGTACCACAATTGTTGCCAAAACCGGAAATATCGCCAGCGGCACCCGCGCACATGCGGAAGGAAGTTCGACTACGGCGAATGGCCAAAATTCCCATGCGGAGGGGTTTGGAACCATTGCTAGTGGAAGCGCCTCTCATGCGGAGGGTGGAGGATTTACTGGGCAAGGGAGCTCAAAAGCAACCGCTTACGCAGCACATGCAGAGGGAACATCTACAACTGCTTCCGGCCACAGCGCCCACGCCGAGGGGCGGGGCACAAAAGCAGAGGGAGTTGGGGGCCATGCTGAAGGACAAAATACGACCGCTAGTAAAGATTACTCGCACGCAGAGGGCTACGGGACACAAGCGAATGGTTTGAGATCACACGCTGAGGGGAATTCAACTCAAACAATCGGAGCAAATTCTCATGCTGAAGGACATATGGGCATCGCTGAGGGTAGTGCTTCTCACGTTGAGGGAGGCAAGATTACTGGAGAAGCTGAAAATAAAGCAAGCGGCTACGCTGCACATGCAGAGGGGGCATCTACTCTGGCAAGTGGAAACGAGTCTCATGCAGAAGGGGAGAAAACAAGCGCAACTGGCAGCTGCGCACATGCGGAAGGAACAAGGGGAATTGCAGAAGGACTCGCTTCCCATGTTGAAGGCGGATATTTTGTAGACAAAGGCCCTAATAAAGCAACCGGCTATGCGGCTCATGCGGAAGGGTCCTCTAACCTGGCCAGTGGAGATCAATCCCATGCAGAGGGAACAACGACGGTGGCATCTGGAAACAATGCTCACGCAGAAGGAATAGATACGGTGGCATCTGGAACCAACGCTCATGCAGAGGGGTCTAGCGGAATTGCGTCTGGTTTTGCTTCTCATACGGAAGGATACTATACTGAGGCAAGCAAAAATTTTTCGCATGCTAGGGGGGCTGGGACCATTGCGTCTGCTTCATGTCAAACTGCTATAGGAGAAGCGAATGTAGAAAGTACAAGTTTTTCTGACAAACTGATTATAGGAAAGGGAAATTTTATTCCTCCAAATGGTTCTGGAACAACGACACGGGCTAACTGTTTCCGGGTAAACCATGGAGGCGTCTACGCCTCCGGGAGCTACAATGCCTCCGGCGCGGACTACGCGGAGCTGTTCGAGTGGGCCGACGGCAACCCGGAGGCCAAGGACCGGGCGGGCCGGTTCGTCACCCTGGAGGGCAAAAACATCCGTCTGGCCGGGCCGCAGGACGATTACATCCTGGGCATTGTCTCCGGCAACCCCTCCGTCGTAGGCGATGTGCATGACGACCAGTGGCAGGGTATGTATCTCACCGACGTCTTTGGCCGCCCTATCTGGGAGGACGTAGAGGTCCCGGCGGTGACGGAACAGGTGGAGATTCCGGTGATGGTTCCCGGAGAGGGGGACGAGTCCCCGCGCATGGAGACTCGAACAGAAACCCAGGTTATCATCCCCGCCCACACGGAGCGGCGGCAGAAGCTCAACCCAAACTACGACCCCACCCAGCCCTATATCCCCCGGTCCCAGCGCCCGGAGTGGGACGCTGTGGGCATGCTGGGGAAGCTGGTGGCCGTGGATGACGGCAGCTGCCGGGAAGACGGCTGGGCCGCGGTGGGCAAAGGAGGCATTGCGGTCGGAAGCGAGGAGCGGACCCGGTACCGGGTGATGGAACGGCTGGACGGGAATCATGTCCGGATTATGATTTTGTAAAGGAAAAGCCGCCCTAACAGGCGGCAGGAATTGACAAAATACAGCGCGGCTGGTATGATGAGGCCGGAAGGACGCTGTTACATAACAGGCGGTCGGCCCATTCCCTTGCGAAAGGGGGTGGTTCATTTCCCGGAGATTGTATCGAAGGGAGGTGACGCTGATGTGGAGAAAACGGCTGTACATGGTACTCCGGTTTCTGGTGTGTCTGGCCTTTGGGCTTACATACTTACCATAAAAGCGTGCTAGCCGTCCGGCTGGTCCCCAAACGGCTAGCGGTTTTAAACTGTTAGCTTTGTAGGGCTGACCGCCGTGTAGCAGCGCCCTTCCATAATCATTGTACATTCCCGCCTCTGTTTTGTCAAGCTGATAAAACGGAGGTGATTTTTTATGTTTCGGCTTTTTGCAGAGAAAAACAAGCTGGCTCTTCTGGAGCGGGAGCCCGTGACTTCCGGGAGCGTGAACGTCTACGGGGCTCAGTTTGAGTTTTCCGAGGACTGGACGGGGCTGGACCGCACCGCCGTGTTCGAGGCGGCGGGAGTATCCCGTGAGGTGCGGCTATACCCGGGCGGAGCGTGTGTGGTGCCCTGGGAGGTCCTGCGGGTTCCCGGCGTCCGGCTTCGGGCAGGGGTGTATGGGAAGCAGGGCGGGGAGGTGGTCCTCCCCACGGTCTGGGCCGACCTGGGCGTGATTTTGGAGGGCGTGCCCGCCGGGGAATCCCCGCCGCCTTCGCCGGATGTATGGGAACAGGCGCTGGCCGGGAAGGGAGATGCCCTGGGCTACACCGAGGACGGAGAGCTGGGGCTTTACTCCGGGGAGAAGCTGCTGTCCTCCGTGGTGGTCTCCGGCGGCGGGGAGGGCGGTATGCAAGGGCCTCCTGGCCCTGCCGGCCCGCCGGGAGAAAAGGGAGAGCCTGGAGAGCAGGGGCCTCCTGGGGTGCAAGGGCCCCAGGGAGAGCCTGGTCCGGCTGGGCCGCCGGGAAAAGATGGCGCTCCCGGCCCGGAAGGAGCTCCCGGCCCCGCTGGGGAGGCTGGGCCGCAGGGATTGCCTGGGCCAGAAGGACCGGAGGGGCCTCAAGGAGAGCCTGGCCCAGCAGGACCGGCTGGGCCCCAGGGAGAGAAGGGCGCGGACGCGACCATCAACGGCGTAAATACCCTGGAACTTGTGGAGGGGGAGAATATCCGCCTGGAGCAGCAGGGTGAGACGCTGACCATCTCCGCGACGGGCGGAGGCGGGAGCGCCGGTGTTCTCAGTTTCAATGGGAGGACCGGCAATGTGGCCCCGGGGAATGAAGACTATACAGCGGAGATGGTTGGGGCGGTTTCTCCGGAGAAAATGGAAACAGCCCTTTCCAGGAAGCAAGACAAGCTTGTTCCGGATGAAAGTCTGGTACTTAACGGCAGCAATATTTCCGTTAAGACCCCCAATCGATCTTTGACCAAATCTGAATACGATGCGCTGACGGATGAAGAAAGACAGGCGGATATTGTGTATTTGGTGGAAGAACCAGCTTGGGAACACGTTCCGCTTTCCATCCAGGAGTATGACACGGACGCTCATTGGCATGTGAGGAAATGGTCCGAAGGTTATGCAGAATTTATTTTTAAGAACTCTTATTCGGGCACGTCTGTTGCTTATAGCAGTGGATCGATCTTGTTATTTGACCAAGGGAACATTCCATTCCCTTTTGCCCTGAAAGAAAAATATTCCGAGACCTTCAGCCTTTTGTCGTCCAGCAATTCTGGAAATCTGAAATATGGGATTGTGTATGCCCAGGGCGATATGGAAAACACAAATTCATGGGGTTTATTTATCGGTTCAAGCCCCATAACCATTCAGGTTGATATTTCAATCACCGTCACAGGCCGTTGGAAATGAGGTGAGATCATGAATGCATATTACAAAGGTCAACTTCTTTTAGGCCTACGTGGCCCCGCTGGTCCGGATGGAAACCCGGTCGGAACTGTTATCAGCTTTTTAGGCTTGACCGCACCGAAAGATTATCTGCCCTGCGATGGCGCAGAATATCGTATTTCTAATTACCCAGAACTTGCTGAATTTTTCAGACAGCAGTTTGGCGCAACCAACCACTTCGGTGGGGACGGCACGGATACCTTTGCTGTTCCGGATATGCGGAATCTGTTTCTGCGGGGGTATCACGGCACAGCAGAGGGACAACTTTCCGGGGAGATCGGAGAGAATCAGGAGGCAACGGAGATTCCAATAATATATGGCGGGCGCTCTTCAGATAACAAAGGTGGCGTTGTTGGATTTATGCCAAATAACCCGTTCGAGACACCCTTAAAAAATGTAGACTCCTATGTTCCGAATAATTCTACTAATTATTTCGGATCTTGGGGATATACAATGATAGACGAAAATAAGATCGGGTCGTGCACCTATTGCGCCCGCCCCGTCAACACGGCTGTACTCTACTGCATCAAAGCCGTGGAGACCGCGCCCAGCGGTGGGGGAAGCACTGAGGGCGGCGTGACTCTGGAGCAGGTCCAAGAGGCTATTGATAACAAACTGACCAATTATACCCCGCAGGAGGTCTATTCTACAGAGGAAACCCGTATTGGGACGTGGATTGACGGGAAGCCGCTGTACCGGCTGTGCGTGGAAATTCGGACAGCCAGTACGGTACATACGCAATCTTACATTTTTGATGCGGCAAGTCTTCAGATCGATAAGCTTGTACGTTTTTATGGGTCGATTTTGTTGGATGCCTTTATAACACCGCTGACATTCAATAACTCCGGCAATTACTATTCATCTGTTTTTTACAATAAAGCGAAGAAACAGTTCATGTCCCATGTTGGAGATGCGGCATATGCGAATAAACCGGCCCATATGGTTCTGGAATACACGAAAACCACCGGCCAGCCAGCGGCATCCGCTTCCGGCACAACAGAGCAAAGCGGGGATTTCCCGCTGGACATGCCTTCCATGCCGGTTAGCGCCAGCGCGGGCCATTCAAAAGAGGAGGACTGATGTATGACCGAAAAATGCACAGACAATCCCAGGGACTGTCCCTTAATCCCCCGGGTGGAGGCCCTGGAGCGAACCAATGAGCAGCACAGCGCCACACACCGGGAGATGTTCGACCGGCTGAGGGGCTTGGAAACCCTCAGCGCCGTTCAGGAAAACAAGCTGAATTCCATCCTGACCAAGCTGGACAACCTGACCAGGAAGGTGGAGGGCCTGGAGACCAAGCCCGCCAAGCGGTGGGAGTCCATCGTGGAAAAGGCCCTGTGGGCCGTTTGCGCCGCCGTCATCGCCTTTCTTCTGGGAAGGGTGGGGCTGTGAAAACGTCGAACCGGATCCTGCTGGCTATGGGCCTCTTTGCCCTGGCCTTTATCGTGGCGATGACCGTGATCTTCTGCGTAAAGGGCGCGGTGCCGGACACATTGATTCAGTACACTCTGGGGGCGGGCGGCGTAGAGGCCCTGCTGCTGGCGGGGATTAAGATTTCGAAGGTGAGAGCCGGGAAAGGAGGCGAGGACGATGAAGAAGTTCCTTAGCTGAGGGCATAGGAAAGCCGCCCGGAAGGGCGGCGAGAATTGACAAAGCGTGACGGGGCATGGTATGATGAACCCGGAAGGACGCTGTTACATAATAGGCGGTTGGCCCACCGTTTGTACCCCTGAGCAAAATCCATGAAGGGGGGAGGTGGTGCGGATGTGGAAGAGACGGCTTTTCGCCGTTCTGCGTTTCCTGGCGCTTTGCGCCGTGTGGGCGTGGATGCTTACCACAAAAGCGTGTTAGCCGCCCGGTCCCTACCCGAGCGGCTAACGATGAGTTAGCTCGTATTCTGGGCTGACCGCCGTAGCAACGCCCTTCTATGCTCATTATACCAAACAAAGCCGCTTTGTCAAGTGCGACAGGGTGGCTTTTGTCCGTCCGGAAAGGAATTGTAATGGAAAATATGTATGAAATCATCGGGAATCTGCTGGCGGCTTTCGCCGTGGCGCTGCTGGCCTATCTGACGCCGAAGGCGAAGGCGTGGTTTATCGCCCACACCAACGCCGCCACGCAGGAGAACATTCGGAAATTGGTGGAGTCCTTCGCCCGGGCGGCGGAGCAGCTGTATCATGACCAGGATCCCACTGGGGCGAAGCGGCAGCAGTTTGTCCAGGAACAGCTGCGGGCCATGGGCGTGGTGGTCACCGAGGCGATTATTAACATGATTGAGGGGGCCGTCTGGGAGATCAACACGGAAAACCGAAAGGCGCTGGTACAGACTAAGGAGATCATCTCCGGGGGCGCGGTATGACAAGGGCGGCGCAGGTCCTTGACCTATTCGAAAGGGCTAACCTCTTTCCTGTTCTTCAGCCCGGCCGCCAGCCGCAAGAGTACATCCCGTACAATATCATCGCGCCTCATGAGGCCCAGGCCAGGAGGAACCACTCCCAAACGCTCCAACGCTTGGCTGAGAGGGGTGGCCTTAGCTGGGCAGAAATCCTTGCGGTCTTAAGCGATAAGACATGGAAGGAGATGGGCTGGAACGGCTTGATCTCGGCCAAAGAAGCGGAGGCGCGGGAAGCAAAAGCCAAAGAATCCGTTCTGTCCTACATTAAAGAGAGGGGGATACCCTGTGGATGCAAATAAGGTGCTGGCCGTCGCCCGGGGAGAACTGGGCAATACGGAGAGCCCCGCCGGGAGCAACCGTACAAAGTACGGCAAGTGGTTCGGCCTGGATGGTTACGCTTGGTGCATGATTTTTGTCATGTGGTGCTTTGGCCAGGTGGGAGCCCTCAAGCTCCTGCCCAAGCGGACGGCTTCCTGCGGTGATTTGATGCGGGCGGCGAAGGCGGCGGGATGCTGGGTGACGAAAAACTATCTTCCCGGGGACGTGGTGATCTACGACTTCCCCGGCGGCGCGGCCACAGACCATACCGGCATCATTGAGAAGGTGGCGGCCTCCGGCGTGGTGGCCATTGAAGGCAACACCTCCCAGGCCGGAAGCCAGTCCAACGGCGGCATGGTCTGCCGAAAGACCCGGCCTTACAGTCAGATCGTGGGCGCGGTGCGCCCGAACTATCAAAAGGAGGATAAACGTATGGACAACATCCCCAGCCCCGCCCACAAGGAGGGCGTCGAGTGGGCCAGGAAGAACGGCATCCTGACCGGCGATGCGTCCGGAGACCTGAAGCTCTCCGAACCCCTTACCCGGCAGCAGATGTGCACCATGCTACACAGGTTCGCCAAGAAGATCGGAAAAGTTTAATACATGAATCTGCGGCGTGGCCTGACTTTCCCGGAATGTGAGCGCTACCGCCTGGAGTGTAATTTCACCGAAGACGAACGGAGAGTATTTGACCTGTGTGTCCGCAGCTGGTCCCGCATTCAAATTGCGGCGGCCCTGGATATGTCCATCTCCACCGTGGACCGGCGCATTCATGACATAAAGCTGAAAATCCGGAAGGTCAGAGACGATTGTGATAGAAAATTGATGGGAACTTGATAGGTTCCCATCAATTTTTTGTGCTACGATAGAGCCCGAAAGGAGGGAAGCCCCGAAATACGCCGCCGGGAAGCCGAAAGGCAGCGCTTCTCTCCTGATCTGTATTTAAAGGAGCTCAAATCATGGAGAACTACCGTTTTGACCCTTACACCGGGCGGCCTCTCAGCCCGCCCTCCATGCCGCCCCGCACGTGGGGGGCTTATCCTCCGCGCGGCCTCCCGCAGGCCGCCGAGCCGCCCTTGTCTCAGTCCCCGGCAGAACAATCCAACGTCATCGTCACCCGAGTGGCGGACTACGATGAAGCAAAGGCAGTCCCCACGGATTTCTCCGGCGTCCTGCGGCTGATGCTGGACTGGTCTCATGGATACATCTATGCCAAGGCCGTAGGGGATGACGGGATTCCCGTCTTCCGAAAGTTCCGGTTTGAACCCGAGGCTCCGGCTCCCGCGCCCGGGACGTATCTGACTATTGAAGAGGGGACGCGCCTGATCCGCGAGGAAACGGCGGCGGCCATGCGGGCCATGCGGGAAGAATTCGCTTCCGCCCAGCCTCCTGTGAAGGAACTGAAAGAACCGCCGGAGAAGAACTCCGGGAAAGGAAGCAAGGCATGAATGATATGATGCAGGGCCTCATTCAGATGGCCGTCGGCGGCGGCGACGCCATGGGCGTGGTGCGGAAGTTCCTGGAGAGCCAGAATCCCGCCGACCCAAGGGTTGCCCAGGCCCGGCGAATGATTTTCGGGAAATCCGCCGGCGAGCTGGAACAGGCCGGGCGGAACATGCTGAAGGAAGCCGGGACGACCCCGGAACAGTTCTTGTCCGCCCTGGGCATCCCCATTCCCGGCGGAAGATAGATCTTCTTTTTCAGTTTGCGGTCTTGACCAAAACCGCTCCCATTCGGCATCGTCCGGGGAGCGTACGGCCCCGGCCTGCAATACATGTTTAAAAGGAGATTTGATTATGGGTAACGATCTGCTTACAGGGTTCCTGGCCGGCCAGTCCGACAACAACGGGAACAACAGCGGCAATGGTGGCGGTTTCTTCGGAAACGAGGGCCTTTGGGCCGTCATCATCCTGGCCATTATCTTCGGCTGGGGCAACGGGAACGGTTTTGGCGGCAGAAACGGCGGCGGCAACGGAGGTGATAACGTGACGGTCGTGCCTTATCCCGCCCCCGGCTGCTTCGGCGGCTTTGGCGGCGGCTATCCCACGGAGGCGGTTCTCCAGCGGGCCCTTGACACCCAGACCATCATTGGGAAGCTGGACGGAGCAACCCAGGGCCTGTGCGACGGGTTCTACGCCACGCAGAACGGCATCAACGGTCTGGGGACCACCATCATGCAGACCGCCTCTCAGGCGGAGCTGGCCCGCTGCCAGCAGCAGGCCGCCCTGATGCAGCAGCTGTATAACCAGAGCTTCCAGAACCAGCAGTGCTGCTGCGAGACCCAGCGCCTGATCGAGCGCACGTCCTGTGACGCGGCCTATGCGGCGGCGACCAATACCGCCAACATCATCCAGAACGCCCACAACGACACGGACCGGGTGCTGGCGAAGCTGGACGCGATTGAGTCCTCCCGCAAGGACCAGAAAATCGCGGAACAGGCTGCGGAAATCCAAGCATACAGGCAGAACGCCACCTTCAGCGCCATGCTGGATGCAAACACGGCGGAGATTCTGCGGCGTTCCGGCCATGACTGCCCCTCTGCGGCATACATCGTCCAGCCCCCCACGCCCGTAAACTTCCCCGTGAACAACTGCGGGCAGTTCAGCGGCTGGAACAACGGCTGTGACTGCGGCGGTAATCGCTGCTGCTAATCCTTTCCGGCTTTAGCCGTGACCATTTCGGGGCGGCGTTTGCCGCCCCTGACTTTTTGGAGGTAATGATGAAAGACGAAATCAAGATGAAATTGGATGATCACATCAAGGAAATTCTTTCCAAGCCCCATATCAGCAATGAGGACTATGCCCTTTTGCGGCAGAAACTGTCCGAAATGCCAAGCGATAGCTGGGACCCCATGTGGATACCCCTGTTGATGGTAATGTTCTCTGGCTTTGGAGGTGGGAAAAAATGAGCTGCAAACCTGTCTGCAAACTTTGTGACCGTCTGGTGATTTCCCAGGCCGTCACCTTTACCGGCGGGAACGTGGTGGTAAATCTTCCCGCCGGAAGCTACCGTAACGGGTGCAAGTACTGCATTGTGATTGCCCAGGCAATTCCTGCGGCGGCTACCATCAATGCTCCGCTGGTTGTTACCATCGGGACCGGAACGCAGCAGTATCCGCTCACCAACCGCTGCTGCGCCCCGGTGACCGCGTGCGGCATCCGCACCCGGACCCGGTATTCCGCTATGGTCTCCACCAGCGCCACCGGCGGTACATTTCGGTTGCTGGGAAAGACTTGCCCCTGTCCGGACAATTCTTTGCCCAGCATTGATGGCACAGCCCCTGCCACGCCGCCCGCGCCCACTACTTGAAAGGGGGTAGGACATGAAACGAATTGGAAGAATGGGCCGTATGGTTCTGATGACTGCCGGACGAGACGGCGGCCGCCAGGATTATGAGCGCCAGGGCGGCAGCGTGGAAAGCCGCTTCCGGGACCGCCAAGGCCGGGAGCACTATGACAACGGGCGTTTTGCCCCCATGAATGAAGGTGGCATGTGGGTGGATGGCCGCTATCCTGGCGGCTGGGATGGCCAGGACGGAGGCCGTATGGGGCTTCCCGCTGGAGGTGTGCCATACAGTCAATACCCCATCCATATGCCTTACGTCCCGCCTGTGTATCAAAACAACCAAGAAAAGGAAGGCTGGCGTCCTATGAACAAAATCGGCTTTAATGTGTCGGGAGAGATGGATCGAATTCCGCCGGAGTTCGATCGTGAGTACCGCATGGATGCCGGCCACCGCGGAATGGATGAGGCAGCTTACCGCCGGGGCGGCGAGCGGATGGGCGGCCATGGCTCCGGGACTGGGGGTATGCGGTTCTCCAAAGAAATGGCTCATGAGTGGGTCCAGGGCATGCGCAATGCCGACGGCACCACTGGCCCCCACTGGACTATGGAGAAGACCGAAGAGGCCCGAGCCCAGCGGGGAATTAACTGCGATCCGCTGGCGTTCTGGGTGGCAATGAACATGATCTACTCCGACTACTCTAAGGTGGCGGAGAAGGTTAATGCCAACAGTATGGATTTCTACGTTTACATGGCAAAAGCGTTCCTGGAGGACAAGGACGCGAGAAACCAGGGTGGAGAGAAACTGGCGCGGTATTATGAGTATGTGGTGATGTGAGAGAAGGGAGGGCATTTGCCCTCCCTTCTCAAAAGTATTAAATACGTTATATCTTTCTCGGAAGATATAACGCTTTTAATATGTTTTGGCAACAAAAATTAATTCGATTTCATGACAAAATCCAGCTCAAAATCAGCGGGTTTTGTCTTTTTTTCTTTTCGGTAATAGATCACTTCAATCACTGAGTGCAGAAGAGCGTTTCGCTGGGCGGCGTCTCCGGCCTGGTAGGCGTCTAAAACGGCCTCTATGCGCTTTGCTTGCAGGGAGGGGTCATATGCCTTGGCTTCCCTTAGACGCTTCTGAGCGACGTTCTGGTGACCTTCCAGGGCAGTTATTTTCTCCATGACCACTTTCATTCGTTCCCGGTAGGTGGGAAGATCGTATTCTCCCAACTCCAGCAGATCGTGAAGCCGGGCTTTTTGCCTCTGAGCGACCTGGAGCTCTCGAGTGATTGCAGACAGGGTTTCCTCCAGCGGCGTCAGAGCCGGAGCAGAGCCGGCATGCTCTACCTGGAGATCTTCCAGCAAATCCTCCAGGTGCTCCAGGATACGGGATTCAACCAAGGTCAGCTTGGCCATGGCGCAGCAGCCTGGGCGCTGGCAGAGCAGATACGGCGCACCCTTTGTCAATATCCGCTGCATATTGTTGCCGCATTTTTCGCACTTCAACAGCCCGGCGAGAGGACTCTTGACCGTCCCGTCATTGTAGGCTGGACGGTAGCGGCCCGCCATGATTTCCTGCACTTTTTCGAACAGCTCCTTTTCCACGATGGCCGGATGGAGACCGTCGGTGATAGTCCATTTTTCTTTTGGATTGTAAATGGTGATGTGCTTCAGATTCCCTTTGGTGTTTTTCTTGATATGGCTTTTTTGATCCCAGACAATTTTCCCGATGTATGTAGGGTTCCGGAGAATCTTTGCGATGCTGGTCCTGGAAAATGCAGAAGATCGGTGGGGGCGGCCACCCATGGCGGTGATCTGCTGGGCAATGGAAGTGCAGCCGTAGCCGTTGGCATAGAGCTGGAACATAATCCGGACAAGCTTTGCCTCCGGCTCAAAGGGTTCCAAGGTAGGGTGCCGGTCCACGGTGACCTTACGATAGCCATAGGGGGCGTTGGCAACGTAGCAGCCATCTTCAATGCTTCGGCGAAGGCCCCGGCGAAGGCGCTTATTGATGATCTTGTACTCCCGTCGGGACATGAAAGTCTTAAATTCAGCAAGCTCGTCGTCAATTTCATCTGCCAAATTATAAACCTTGTCAGGCGTTACAATTAGAGTGCCGCTGTCCCGGAAAGCGTCCAAAATAATGCCCTGATCCTTCATCCGCCCGCGGGAGAGCCGGTCCAGGTCCATACAGAGAACGGCGTCGCAGTTCCCGGCCTCCACAGCCTCCAGAAGGCGCAGCATCTGGGGGCGGGCATAGAGGCTTTCGCCGCTGACGACCTCGGAAAAATAGTCTAAAATTACCAGCCCGTGGCGCTGGGCGCACTCGTCCAGCGCCTGGTGGTGCTTGCGGAGAACCTCCTGGGTTTCCATTCCCTCCTCCATACGGGATTTGCGGAGGTAGACGAAAGCGGTTTGGCCAAGCATGTCCTGGGGCATGGCGGGTCACCTCCCTTTGTGTCCAAGTTGGACACATTTTCACTGCGCCTTCTTCAGCTCCGCCACGTCGTGGGTGAGGAGGCGCACCACGGTTTTCAGTGTGTCCACTTCCTCCTCCAGCGCTTCCACGCGGGGCTTGGGGGCCAGCGTGTCCAAAAGATTCTGGTGGCCTTCAGCCAATAGCTTCAGTTGGGGAAGGACCACCCCTTCCTGCGTGATGGAGACCTTTTGCAAAAGGTCCCGCATTTCCACCTGTTCGGCTCGCATTTCTTCCAGCATTGCCAAAATCTTCTCTTCGTTGTTCATAGAGGCTCCTTTCTTTTGTGTCCAAGTTGGACACATTTTATTTGTGGCAAACGCCGCAATAAGTATATCCTTGACTGAAAAGCGAATCTATGCTTTCGTTCGATTCCAGATAGTTCTGCGGGGCGATTTTGGGGACCTCACGGCAGGAGGAATAATGGATTTTCAGACTTTTTGTGTTCAAAACGTGCTGGGCCGTGGTCTGCTGCTGTTCAGGGCGATGCCACGACTCAAACGTGTTAGAGTCTCCGGTCCATCCAGGGGTGCCGGGGCCATATTCAGGTTCAGAGTTGCTGGAAGTGCTGGAGGGAGCGGCAAGGCCGGGTTCGGCGGGCGGAGTGACTTCGGACTGGGGATGGGCCAAGACCACAGTGGAGGTTGTGCCGTCCCAGGCGACGGTCAGGCCCAGGGCCTCGGCCAGGGCGCGGGCGGGGACGTAGTTGGTGCCGCCGAACTTGAAGGGCTCCACGACGTTGCCTTGGGCGTCCCGGAGGTCCAGGACCACACCGTCCAGGGAAATCTTGATATCCTGGTATTCAATTTCTTTCTGAACCACGCCGCGAGTGGCGGAGGCAGAGCCGAACAGGCAGGTAATCAGAAGCATGGTCATCATCCCCGCGAGAAAACTTTTGTTATTTTTCATTGTCTTTTCTCCTTTGTTTTTATTGGACAACATACTAATTTTTACAGTATTTTCTCAAAGACCATCGTGGCTTGAATGCGGTCACCGCCACCGAAGCCCTTGCTTCCTCCATTGGCGGTTGAAATCGTGTGGAGTCGATACCCCTTTTCGGCTTGCTTGTTGATAACGTTTTCCAGTTCAGACAGATTCCCAGACCCCGTTCCAAGCAGCTTTTCTTTCAAGGTAACTTGAAGAACAACGTAATGGAAGGATTGGCCAGAGGCAGTGGAAACGGTGGATTCCTGCTTCCAAGTTTCAATAAATCCCATAATTTCTTCTCCTTTTTTATAATCAGCCAACAGAATGGCGGGATTACTCGAAATTTCTATACTTCTTTTTCACCCACTCGAAGCGCACTGACTTTTTTATATTTGCCGGACTCGGCCAGATCGTCAGCATAGTCCAGAAGTTTATCACGTCCTTCCTGATTTAGTTTTCGGTACAGAATCAGCAGCCTTTC